CACGCAGAATAGTCACTTCGCTCATTCTTCGTAAATGCCGTGTCCCAACTTTGAATGATGAACTCACACCTCGGAGGATCTTCACTCTCCCATTTCTTCCACCACTCTCTTTTTACTAACGCACCCTCTTCACCCGTAGGCTGTTGTTGATACTGAGCGTTCCACTTCATCGGTGGAAGTTCATCACGCAACGCCTCTAATTCTTCTAAGCTCCAAAACTCTGGCCACAAAGGTTTGCCGCTTGGCATGATCGCGGGCAGTTCAATAACCTCCCACTCCTCACCCTTGTCCCTACTTGCTGCATCCTTGATGATCCTACCAGTCAGGTCTTTTTCCGACCAACGGGTCATCACGACAACAATAGATCCCCCCGGCTGTAAACGCTGACGAGGGCCAGAGGTGTACCATTCATAAATCTTGTCGAAGACCGTAGGATCTCCCTGAGCTAATGCCGCTTCCTGCTCAGAGTGTGGATCGTCAATAATGAGTAGATCCGCGCCCTTACCTGTAACCGTACCGCCAACACCGATAGCGAAGTACTCACCACCGCCATTCGTAGCCCAGCGGCCAGCAGCCTTAGAGTCTTGTCTTAGCGCCACATTAGGAAAGACTTTTGCGTACTGCTCAGAGTCTACTAAGTTCCTAACCTTACGGCCAAAACCTACCGCGAGGTCAGCGGTGTTCGAGCACTGAATTACTTTCTTATTAGGGAACCGGCCAAGGAACCAAGAGGGAAGTAGATAGCTAGCAAATTCACTCTTCGTATGACGAGGAGCCATGTTGATGATGAGGCGTTTAATTTTTCCGTTAGCAATGTCTTCAAATTTTTTTGCCATCAACGAGTGGTGTCTACCACCCACGAAGCCGGGCCACATTGTCTTGATGTACTCCATAAAAGAAATCTGCGCCTTCTCCCTTACAAGCGCATTCTTGTATTCATCAAAGTCAGCCAAGAAAATATCTCTCTCGTTCTCAGGCAGACTATCAATCAATTCTTCTAGCTTCACTCAAGATTCCTAAAATTGATGTAGACCGGTCTAATCGTCCTACCCTGTCTATCAACCTTCTTTATAACACCTATATTCACAAGCCGCTTAATTATTTTTGAAGTATTTGACATGCTCATCTTGCCACGCTGATGTGCAATGTCCCTCAAAGACGGGCTAAACCCATACTTCTTCCACCATTCATCAATAATCAGAAACACTTCCTTCTGTACCGGCGTCATATCCAACTCCATACATTCTTCAAACGTCTTGTCGCTTTTACGCGACACCATCTTCTTGTTGATCTGAACTCTAGAATTCATAAAAGATTTCTGCGTAGAAATTACAAATGATTTCTAGCCGTAGAAATTACAAATAATTTCTAGAAAAATTTTTGTAGAAATCATAAAAGATTTCTAGACGGGGGGTCTTCTGTATCTGAGGGGGTGGGCGTCTCATCAGAAGAATTTTCTAGGGGTGGGGGCTGCTCAAATTCCAGATCGGATTCTTGGTTGGTTGATTCGTGTGGAATAGTATGTAATAGACTTTGGGACTCCGACTGGTCGGTTGGGGGGGTCGGGGAGGGGTGGGTATCGCCAGCCAACTCGCGCAAAAGGGTGTCCGCCTCGATGACTGTCGCGTCTTCCGCGCCCGCCTTGAGCATGTCGCGCAACTGCCCCATGATCTTCGCCTTCGTGTCTTCGCTCGAGCGTATGGTGCGAATCTCTTTGCGCTCGGTGAATGCCGCCACTTCGGTGACTGTCCCCAACACCTTAGCCGCCTGTACTTTGGTTGCCTGTTTCGCCTCTGGGTCAATCACGACTTGCACCAAGGATTGAATGACAAGCTCCCTCAAAGCCGCAGGGGTGCGATGTTTAGCCGCCTCAATTGCCAGCTTGTAAGCCTCGACCTCTTGGACAATTCTGGGATCTGCCGCAAGGGTGTAAGGATCTTTGGCAAGGCTAGAGGGTTTGGCGTCTGCCTTGTATGCTTTCCTGTACGCGTCTACCTTCTTTGAGCCCTTTGCCAACTCCCTTGCGAAGTTCTGCATCTTCGGGGTTAACTCCTTTGAGGAAACGCCTAGAAGCTCAGTCATAGGCACTTGCTCTAACCCTTCCTTGATCTGCTTCCTTGTGAGTGTTTTCATGTGTGTACTCTCCTATTGGATTGGGGGAACACGAAGCAAAACTGTACCGCTTCGCTAGTTCCCGATTCGGGGCGATTGGAACAGAATTTATTAATGATTTCTAGCCCCTTTAGGCAGCTTGTTTCTGTACTACTTTGGTGCTCAGTTTGTAAACCTCTTTTACCCTGATTTTGTAATACTTAACTCTACTTAGGGAAAACCCCTAGCGTTGATTTTAAAGGCTTTTTTGATACATGGCACGATTCTATTATGCTATATATGTGTAAGGCACAATAAAACCTTACAGTAAAATGCAACCACTTACAAAGGACTCAAGATGACATACGAAAAGCACGACAGCAAGACAGAAGCTCAAGCCTACCTTGAGGACATGGCACAACAGCGCGAAGAAGCTCGCATCGCTCTCGCTGAGCAAGTTCGGATTGACTGGGCACAACACCACGGCAATGACTCAGGCTTCGACCGCTATGCCTCTTACGAATAAACCAACCACCAAAGGAAAAACCATGCAAATCGAACTGACCCAACCAACACAGCAAACCTCCTCCCCAGTCGCACGCTTCAAGCTCAACGACCAACACGACCTGATCGTCCGCAAAGGCAATGACGGACTGACTGTGACCTGTGACACTTGCTCCATCTCAGCGACTGCCGCCAAAGCCGTGATTTTCGCCTTCGAAAACGGCATCTTCCGAATGATGATCGATGGCGCAAACTTCAAACGAATCTAAACCACCAAAGGAAACACCATGCAAAACCATCCTGAAAATCACCACTTCTTCGCGTCATCCGCTTGCACTTGGATCACCACCACCGACAAGCGAGATCTGCGCCAACTGCTTAAGCACATGGACAAAGAAGGGATTGGATACAACCTCTACCTTGTGCCTACTGCCCACGACCAACAGTATGAGATCAACTTCTACCAACCCCAAGTTGAGGGCACTAAGTGGCTCGGTTACTTCGATAAGAAAAAGACCGCCAAGTAATGCCTGAAGCCCTCTGGTGAGGGCTTTGGAGATTACTTCAACCACCCAAAGGAGCAACCATGCAAGACAAAACCGAAACCATTTTCTACGCCCTCAAGACGCTGATCTGCTTTGCGGGTTATGTCGCCTCTGTCCTTATCGGTCAGCCGTCCGAAGTACTGGCGACTGTATCCGCAATGTCTGCCGCAGTTTGCGCCCTCTTTGCCTACTTTCAAATCGACTGGAGCTAAACCATGTACACAGCACAAATCAACGCACACGGCAACGTAATCGTTTGCAAGGGCGATGCCGTCCGGAATTCTTACCGCATCATTTTTACCGGTTCTTATGCCGAATGTATGCGCCTCAAACTCGAAACCATCTAAAGGAAACCATCCGATGCTACGCAACCGCACACCCTACAAATCAACACTTCCAAAGATCACCGAAATTGAGGAAAAGACAGCCGACCTTTGGCTAGAGCTTGGCACTATCTGCGTCACCGAAACTGGGCAGGAGAACACCTACTACGTTGACCAGTTCGACAATCAATTTTTCTGCAAGAACTACCCAAGATAAAGGAAACCATCCGATGACTGCCATTGTCCTAGACACGCCCGAGAAAATCGCCCGCTACCGCCTGTTGACCCTCCGAGCCGCCTTGCGGCTTGAGATCGCAGGAATGAAAAGACGCGGGGACTCAGCCTACAAAATCTTGAAAAACGAGGGCTACTCAGGCACTCGCGCCCAAGTTTTAGAGCAACTGCATAACCACTTAGAAGCAACCAAATAAAGGAAAAACCATGACCTACTGGGAAAAAATCCACGAAGCCGAACACAAAGGCTTTTTGATCGTTACAAGCATTACATCCGAAGACCTAGACCCGCGCGACCACTTCGATGACGAACCCGAAGAACTAGAGGAAATGTGCCGAAAGATTGACCAAGGTTTGTTGACTTGGTTTGTCGTTCGCGTTCAAGCCTTCAAACATGGCGTCCTGTTGGGCGACGACTACCTTGGCGGGAAT